ATCCCATTAAATGCATCAACTCATATGACCATCTTGGCGTTGGTATCGTCTGGCACCCGTGGGCTACATATCTACTGCCTCACGGGGAATTCATGGTCATCCAGTCGGTGGAGTAGGGGATAGGTGCAGGTAAAAGTGCAGGTAATGGTGCAGATAACAGTGCAGATGTTGAATCAATCTGAATGCATTACGCTTTCGCAGAAGAAAAGGATACCTCACGCGAGGCGCTCTATGCTAGGATACAAGCGGGCTACAGGGCAATGGTGCATACATATATGCAGATTCGCTGAGAATTAGACATAAGATATATTGTGCCGTCCAGATAGTGATGCCCCTGCTCGCGCATGACAGGGGTGGAGGGGGTCAGCGCGCGCGCCAACGCTAGATACATGTATCTTCAATCGGGGCTTAAAAAAAAGTGCCTCTCAAGGCGCCCCTCCTGGCCCTCTCCTTAAGGTTCCTTCCTTAAGGTCCCTTCCTTAAGGTCCCCTTCCCTTTGGGTTCTCTTCTTAAGGCCCCCTCTACTTTTTACAAAAGTACTTACATAAAGGACGAGTGTTCCTTAAGGAAGAGGGCAATGAAAAGACCTGTCAAGTCCGTAGTCACATATTTTTTTACCTATGGCTCATTAACTTGACGGATCCCCGATATGGTATCATTGATTGGTAATGGCTACCAAGGAGGAGTTAATCAGTCAAATATCGGATTCGATCCAGGAGATCGTAAAGGAGAAGGAGGCCATCCAGGCTAGAAGCCTGAGTCGGCATAACCCCGAAAAGGTGGCCGAGATACTTTACCTATACAGCACGGGCAGTTCACAGACCAGGATCGTCAAGAAATACGGAATGGATAGGGGGACGGTTATTTCTGTCCTCACGGATTACGCGGACCACCTCGGTAAGTTCAGGGACCTGTCGGGCAAGATCGCGGCCCAGAACTATCTGAACCTCTCTAGTTTAGAGGAGGACCTCATTGAGAAGGTCAGGGACAGGATGGAGAATGACCCAGAGATGGAAGTAAGTTTCAAGGATCTCAAGGAGCTATCCATAGCCAAGGCTAATGCTTCTAGAGAAGCGCTTACTGCACGGGGCGAGGCTACGCAGATAACCGAGGACAGGAAGGTATTTACCCAGGATGACTACGAGGCCACGATCAAGGCAGCTAGGGAAAGGATCCAGAAGGCTAAGGTAATAAATGCGGAGGTAAAGGATGCCTAGGTCAGTCATAGATGATAGCTATGACCCCATCTACGACCAGGTTCGGGGAATCCTGGGAGAGCATTTTGAGAACTACTGCTTCATAGTAATGAACTCCGAGGGAGAACTATTCTATGACTACAACCATCTCCCAGCTGGTAAGATGCTTATAAACGAAATGCAATACGAGATACGGGAAGATAACCTGGAGATTGAATGGGACTTCGGTGTTGACCCCGATGACCTGGAAGAAGAGGAATGACTATTGAGTTCACAAAGCACCCAATCCTGGAGTCCCCTACTGACGAAGAGATTGTTATCCTAGGTGAAGCGGACCCCAAGTTACTAGCTTCTTTGCACGAAGCTCACGAGGGTAGAATACTGGCGGCGGAGACGGACCCCTTGCGTCATGGCTTCGACCTACCAGGGTGGGGCCGTATGCGTGACGCCATGCGGGACTACGACGAAGTCATAACCTTCGGGGGAAATAGAAGTGGTAAAACCACTGGCTGTGCTAAGATGCTAATGGAGGCCGTTACTAGCAACCAGGACGGACACGTTGTGTGCTTCAGCCAGAATGCGGACACCTCAGTAAAGGTGCAGCAGGCTGCGGTCTGGGAGATGATGCCCAAGGAGTTCAGGAAGAAGACCAAGAGTATTGAGGGTTATATTAACTTCAGTATGCAGAATGGCTTCACTGGATCTAGTTTCATCTTCCCCGATACCAGGACCCGTGTAGATTTCAAGACATATACGCAGTTCAGTAATAACCAGACTATACTTGAGGGTTTCGAGTTCGGGTTCAGAAAGGCTGATAGCCTGAACATAGGTGCATGGCTGGACGAATACCTAGGGGATGCGGCCCTGGTCAATACCCTTAGATTCCGTCTAGCTACCAGGAACTCCAAGATGATCCTGGGCTTTACCCCTATTGATGGCTACACGCCCTTCGTAGCTGAGTACTTAAAGGGCGCGGAGACGCTTGAGACTAGGAACGCTGAACTCCTGGATAAAGCGGTCCCAGTAAAGCAATACAGCCCTGAACGGGATGCTGGTATTGTTTATCTGCACTCGGACGAGAACCCCTTTGGCGGTTATGACCGTATAGCCAAGGACCTCAAGAACTCCAGCCAGGACACAATAATGGTCCGCGCCTACGGTCTACCCACGAAGTCAATGACTTCATTGATACCTAACTTCAGCCCTGAGGTGAATGTTTTATCCGATGAACCAAACAAATACGGAATGACCTTCCCTCCCGTGGATTCACTGACCTGGTATCAGGTAGTGGACCCAGCCTTTGCTAGGAACTACGTCAGTATCTGGGCGGGTGTTTCGGAGGCAGAGAATATATATATTAGAAAAGAATGGCCCGACAGGGACACTTACGGAGAGTGGGCGCTATTCGGGGACCCGAAGTGGAGATACGGCCCAGCGTCCAAGAAGGTTGGCTACGATGTTGAGAAATACGTAGAACTATTTCACGAGATAGAGGACGACATGGGTATAAAGGTAATGGAGAGGATAGGGGACTCCAGATTCTTTGCTAAGGAGAATGAGAACAACGTGGACCTGTTTACAAGTTTCTATGACCACGGGATGAGCTTTATACCATCCGATGGACAGACGGAGGCCGTAGGTGCCACAGCTTTGGACGAATGGTTCTTTTATAACCATGACTACGAAATTGACGAAGCGAACCAACCCAGGTGTTATGTGCATAAGGATTGCGGAAATTTAATAGAATCAATTATTAGCTATAATTCATCAGGTAAATCAGACGAAGCACTAAAGGACTTCTTTGACGCATTGAGATATTTAAGAATGTCCAATGCTGGAATGGGTCCTGACTATTTCTCGGACAACAGTATGGAAACAACCATGAAACATAAAGGAGGGTACTAATGCCTAAGGTAAAATTAACTGCACTATCGAATGAATACGAAGTAACCTTTGAGGAGGCTATAGGTATCGTCCTAGAAAAGATCCCTGAGGAATACATTACTGGCAGGGGTAAGAACACCTGGATCTCCGAAGAAGGCCAGCAGATCATAAAGGAGGGTCTATTTATAGACGAAATAATCCCTAAGAACTATATAGGCAAAGTAATTGCGGAATGCCCGAATCCGAGGTATAATTTTGTATACAACAAGGATATAGGAAAAAAGGTACCAGTAATGATTCCCCGAAGGTTACAAGGCAAGTTCATAGGAAAGATGATTGACTTTGAGGCCATTGAGGATATAAAGGGTGTAAGTTATCGGTATGTCAAAAAAAAGCAAAGTTGATAACACTTTGGACCAAAAGTGGTGCAGGGAGAACTCCGATAGACTGGCGTCATTTGAGATACTCAAACGCTACGTCAAGCACGAGACCAAGGTTCCTATGTCCCACGAAGACCTGTATGATAAAATAGGCGTCTCTAAAACGCAATGGTGGAGACTATTACAATCCCTAAAAGAACGACTTAATGATAAGTAACAATATTTCTGAAGCATTAACCTACCTGTCGGATGAACCCGACGTAAAGGCACTGAACTTAGCATACGACCAAACGGTCACTGAGCTTGAGGCATATTTTGACTTATGCAGAACGTCTTACGACGAACGAAGAAACTTCTGGCCAGGTAAGTCCAGGGATCACCGAAAGCACGGATCCGATGCATTTCCCTGGGAGGGAGCATCTGACATTGAGTGCCACATCATAGATGAGCGAATTACTCGGCTAGTAGCATTGTTCATGTCCTCACTACGTAGGGCCAACGTAAGAGCCTTCCCCGTAGAAAGCGGCGACATAGCACGAAGTAAATTAGTCTCAGGTTTTCTTAAGTGGATGGTTAGCTCAGGGTACATCCCTCGCTTCTACAGAGAGATGGAACTGGGCGCTAACTATATGCTGGAGCGCGGTATATTAATTACATATGTCGGGTGGCACAGGGAGGACAGAACCTTTAAACAACTGATTGATTTGAATCAGATTGCAGAAATAAGCCCAGAGGCCGCAATGGCTATACAGTCAGGGGACTCGGACGAGGAGTTAATACTCCTTCTTCAAAACACATTTGATGGAGTAACAGAGAAAAGAGCTAAGAAGGCACTGAAAGAACTGAGAAAGAACGGGGTTACTGAACTACCGATTGTAAAACGGCAAGTGAATTCTCCCGAAGTTAAAACACTGGCACCCGACGGCGACTTCTTTTTTCCTCCATATGTTACCGATCCTCAGCGAGCGCCTTATTGCTTCTGGAAGACTTACTACACAGCACAGGAGTTACAAACAAAAGTATCTACTGATGGATGGGATGAGGACTTCGTTGATTACATTATATCTAAATACAGGGGCGTCAATATTGATAGCATTGAGCGCGAACAGGAGGGTAGGCGCAGCATAAGCCTTACGGACAATGCATACGAAGCGGACGAACTTATTGAAATAGTTTACGGATACCAGAGACTGATTGACGAAGAGGATGGATCCGAAGGCATTTACTGCACAGTATTTCACAAGGAATTCAGCGGTAATGAAATTGCCCCTGGTTACGCTAAGTTTGAATTACTTAACGGATACGAGGACTACCCAGTCGTAGTAACTCGACTAGCTGAGGATACGAAACGTCTATACGATACCCAGACTATCCCCGACATTCTCCGTGGCATACAGAACCAGGTAAAGGTAGAAAAGGATTCCAGGATTGATCGTAACAGCCTCGCTACCCTACCCCCGATTCTTCACCCAGTAGGACAGGCACCTACGGACTGGGGACCAGGTCGAATGATTCCATATCGCCGTAAGGGTGATCTGGACTTCGCTCCAACTCCTGCATACAATCAAGGTTCCCTTGAGATGGAAACTACCCTAACGGATCTTGCGGATCGACTTGTGGGTTTGGATGAGCAATCACAGATTAGCACAGTTCGACAGCAGTTCCTTGTGGACAAGTTCCTTAGCCATACAGCCGAGGTTCTCAGGATGTCATTCAAGTGCTTCCAGCGATTCGGTCCTGATGAAATATTCTTCCGAGTAACTGGCATCCCTGACGCACAGGTGTTTAACAAAGGTAACCCCGATGAGAACTTTGATATATTAATTAACTTCGATGTCCTTAATGCGGACCCAGAAAATGTTCAGGCAAAGCTCAAGCAGTTCGCTGAACTGACGCAGTTCAATACTAATAATAGAATGAGCATGGACAACTTCCTGGACATTGCGGCCAGTGCGGTTGACCCCGTCATGGCGGATGCTATTCTTCAGCCAGTTGAAAGCGCTCAAGAAGAAGTGGTCAAGCAGGTTACCGATGACTTAGCCAAAATATTTGCTGGTATCGAAATGCCAGCTAGACCAGCAGGAGCGCAGATTGCTATGCAGGTCATACAGGAATACGCCCAGCAGCCCGATATTGCACAACGTGCAGCCACCGATGAAGCCTTCTCTGCAAGATTACAGAAATACATTGGACAATACACATTCCAGATGCAACAAGCCCAGAACGCTCAGATTGGTAGAGTCGGCACGGCCCCTGCACAGATGGGTGCTGTTAATACTCAAAATATGTAGTATTGCTTTATTAACCAATACTTGCAGGATGATTGAGAATAAGACACCCTCACAATTTGCCTTACAGCGAGTTCGTGATCAGCGTTCACAGAGTTACTATGATATGCTTTCCCTTAATGAGGGCAACAAACCTAAGGTCTACAAGGACAGCAAGGGTAACCGCACAATAGGAATTGGCTTCAATCTTGAAGACGCTGGTAATAGAAATTTCCTAAAGCAGAAGGGGATTAACATCAATGAATTGTTCGCTGGAAGGGAGTTAACCGACAGGGAAACAAAAACCCTTTACAATCATAGCCTAACCCAAGCGTTCAGGGACGCTCAGTCATATGACCCTAACTTTGCCAAGAGACCCGAAGCAGTTAAGATGGCGCTAGTGGATATGGCTTTCAACTTAGGTCTAACCAAGTTAAATAAATTCGTGGAGATGAAAAAAGGTCTTATGAATAATGACTACAATGTTGCAGCCGATGAGATGGTTGACAGTAATTGGTACAAGCAGGTAAAGTCCAGAGGTCCCAGGATGGTTGAAGTAATGCGTTCAGCGGCACGATAAATGAATATTCAAGAAGACATAAAGGCTCTTCAAGGTTACGAGTCCTTTGCTAGGTTCATAGATTTAATTCACTCGCTCAGGGAGGAAACAATTTCGGAGTTACACGAAGCTCCATCGGACAGGATACAACAGATATCGGGTCGCATAATTACCTATGACCAGGTACTCCAAATGTGCGATTGGGAGAAACTTCAAGCAACTTTTAAGGACAGGATGTAACCACCTGTGCTATAATCCAAACATCGCAATCTCTCGGCGTAAATGAGTGGCTATTATGACAGATGAAATAACGACTGCTGACTCTGGGGCAGACACAAAACCAGTGGCAAATACTAATATATCCGTAACGGATCTTGCAAATCGTCGATTGGGCGAGATGACTTCTGAGCCAAAAGCTGAGGAAGAATCCAATCCAATTGCTGATGAATCAGTTGAAGAGAACTCAGAAGAGGCTGTTGAGGAAACTCAGGAAGCCGAATCAGAAAACTCAGAGGTTGATTTAGATTCCGAGGATGTTCTTTCACAGATTGACTTGGACACCATGTCCGAGGAGGAATTACAGGAGTTATCCGAAAAGCTAGGCAGTAAGGCTGTTGCTAGATTTGGTGCTTTGACGGCAAAACGCAAAGCGGCAGAGGAGCGACTAGCAGTACTTGAGGCAGAACTCAAGGATAAGAAGAACCCTCTTGATACCCAAAAGAAAGTAGAAAACAACCCGTTCAGTTCATTGGAAACAATTGAACAGTTGCAGAGTAAATCTGCGGAGGTTGATAATATTATCGAATGGGCCGAGGACTTATTATTTGAAAGTGATGGCTACGCCGCTGACGATGTAATAACAGAATTACAAGGAAGCGAGTTAACCAAGGCCGATGTTAGACGATCACTACTCCAAGCCAGAAAGGCAAGTAAGACATTTTTACCTGACCAACTGCGTAAAGTAGAAGCCCAGATAAAGGGTACTGAACTTGAAACCGCATTTGATAAACGGGCAAAGGATGAACTATCTTGGCTAAGTGGCGATGACAATGATACTAGGAGACAATACGAATCCACAATATCTGATCCAAGGTTCAAAAAACTAAAGGAGATTGTTAAGAGGGAGACACCTGAAATATCTGGTCAACTTGATTACTTCTTTGCCCATGCTGCTAATAGCATCTATGGCCGCAAGGCGGTGCCTCAGGGCAAATCAGGTATGACTATGAATCCTCCTAGAACTGGGCCAACTGGCTCCGCTAAATCGGATAAGTCACAGTCAAGAACTGCTAAGGCCATCAAGGACTTGCAAAGTCAATTCCATCAATCGGGTAACGCTCGTGATTTCGCTGCACTTAGAAAACTACAAATGGCTTCACGCCGTTAACTTAACTCATAAATAATTAATCATTAAATACAATGTCATTCTCAAATACATTCGATACTACTAATACAGGATCGGGCGTCTCTAACCGCGAAGACTTGACTGATGTCTTGACTATCCTCGCCCCAGAAGAAACTCCTATCCTTTCGTCTGCAAACAAAGAACGTGCTACTGCAACAAACGTTGAGTGGACCGTTGACAGCCTTTCTGCTCCCAGCACTGCTGGTATCTCTGAAGGTGCTGATGTTACTGCATTCACTGATCAATTCGCTGGCCGCGCTCGCCTAGGCAATCGTGTTCAAAAGTTCCGTCGTGACTACATGGTTTCCGATATGCAAGAAGCCGTCGATTCCGTTGGTCCCGCTAAGATTGCTCAAGCTGAAGCTAAAGCTATCCGCGAACTAAAGCGAGACGTTGAAGCCACTATTGCTGGCACTCAGGACTCAGCTACAGAAAACGGTGCTGGCACAGCCAACGCACTTCGTGGACTTGGTGACTGGCTTGATTCTGCTGGACCTGCTGATGTACCTGCTGCATTCCGCACACCTGCTGACAGCATCTACACAACTGCTGAAGCTAATACAACTGCATTCAGCGAATCAGCTCTTAACGGCATCATCAGCTCTATCTTCCGTGTAACTGGTTCTGCAAACAACCTTATGCTTGTTGCTGACACTGGCCTACGCCAAGTTATTGCTGACTTCGCTCGCACAAGTTCTTCTGCTACGGACAATGTTCGTACAGTGAACTACGACGGCAACAGCGGTTCCATCAAGCTATCGGTTGACCTCTATGAGTCCGATCATGGTGTTGTCTCCATTGTTAACCAAAATCCTGACTGCGCGCCAAGCTTTGGCGGTAACACAGCTACTGGTTCTGGTTACATCGTAAACCCAGAATACTACGGTATTCACGAGCTTATCCCAATGGGATCAACTCGCCTTCCAAATCTTGGCGGCGGTGAGCGTGGATTCGTTGACTGTGCATTGACTCTCGGAGTGTACCATCCTGGCGCACACGGTGTCATCCAAGACGTAACCTAACCCTTAACTAAAGGAGATACAATACTATGTCTAAATTAACAGTAAATGAATTAAGCGGTGATTTCACTCACGTGCTTACTCTATCCGCACAAGACATCGTTAACGCAAGCACTAACCAAACTGTCTGGGGACAAATCCCAGCTGGTGGTGCAGTTGACGTTGCTTTTGCCGTTGAGTCCGTAGCTCTTGTTGGAGCCTCTGACATCACCCTTGAAGTTGGTACTGGAACTGATGACGACACACTTATCGCTAGTGTTGACATCGACGCTAACGCAGGTGCTACTGTCTACAACACTGGAACAGACTTTGTTCAAGGTGCTGGTACTACAACAGTAGAAGCTGGAGCCGCACCCGTTGCTGGTTCTGGTGGTGCTGCTGCAACCAACCTTATCTACAAGTTTGGTGGTACAGTTGCTAACCTCACTGCTGGTGAAGTTATCATTGGTGTTCGTGTATTCGACCCAATGCGCTTCTCTGCAAGCTAATTAAATACTGGTTGGGGGGCGCAAGCCCCCCGCCTTTTTTAATATGGATATAATCATTCCTAATCTAAAACGATACTCCGATGGCGAGATTGATCGCGCCTTTATGAAGGAGATTCAAAACGGTTTTAAGTTAGAAAAGCAAACAGAACAAAAGAGAGTTGCACAGGCAGCCAAAGAAGCCCAAGCACTAAAGGGGACTACACACCCAACACTTGGCAAACCAGTTGCAACTATTCCCGCAAGAGAATACTTCCGACTTACACAGAAGTATGGTCAAGAGACCGTGCATTCAAAAGAATTTTTAAAGTATTACAATAAGAAATTCCCAGAACTTACCCCAAATAAAATATAATGCAGACCCGCACCTACAAGGATTTATTTAGATTAATCACCTCAATGATAGGCACTGGTGGCGAACTTCCAGGTAGCGGAACAGAGGACACGCAGGTAGCGGACTTCATTAATCGTAGGTTCCAACAGGCGTTTGACGAAAGTCCAGTATGGCCTAGGTATTTTGTTAGCTCAGAAGCCCGTGATATTATTTCTTTGAATATTAGTGGTCTAGGGGCAGGAAGTTCAACGGACTCCTCGTCTGTCACTAATGGTAACTACATTTTAATTGGTCAAGACAAAGGGGACAGCGGAGCAGTAGCTGGAAGTAATGTTTATTATAATCCTGCTGTAGCAGCTCCAGATGCTAATACTACCGTAATATATAAAAGATCAAGCACAAATAGATGGGAGATTGAAGGCAATGGTAATATTGGTATAAATGCAGATGGTACAGTTTCTGTACAAGCAGGTCAAGGTCTTGCAGTTACACTTTTAGTTGAGGCTGATAGTGCAAAAAAGGACAACCCATATGAAGTTGTTAAGTGGACTTTAACTACTGCAAAGTTATCTGGCACTCCAGAAGTTGACAATGAACAACTTATTCCCTATGCCCAGACGGGTAAGGATACTATTGGTGACTTTAATCGCATTCACCGCAAGAGAGCATTTCAAAATAACTCCTCTATGGAGTATGATTTCTTCGTGGATTTCAATGGTGCTAACATTTTAAACATTGCTAACTCTACTGACAATGAAGCATTTGTTTCCTACAAGAAGCAGTTCACCCCCTTTACCGTCACTTCGGATTACTACAACTCAACGGTAGAGGTTCCAGGTGAGTTCTTCAATTACATTGCTCACGCTGTGTATGCTGACTTTCTGCGGGTTCAGAACCGCCAACAGGAGGCAATAGCCGAAGAGCAAGTGGCTCAGACTTACTTGAATCTAGAGCTAGAAAAAATAGACATTCGATCCAACAATAACACAATTAACAAGAGATTTTCCACATACGTAAATCGGCAATCCCGATAGTAACCCCCTGTGATATAATACACAATTATGGCAAGTTCACGAAATAACGCACTGGAGTTCAGCTCCG